GAACCAGATCATGTGGGGCAACAAGCGCGCAGAGATGTGGGGCGCCATGCGTGACTGGCTCAGAACCGGACACATCCCGACAGACAGGTTCCTGAAGACAGACCTCATCAGCCCGCGCACCAAGCCGGATAGTAAGGGAACGTTGTTCCTCGAAAGCAAGAAAGATATGAAGTCACGCGGGTTGGCGTCACCTGACGCAGCGGACGCCATAGCGGTCACGTTTGCATTTCCTGTCGCGTCAATAGATATTCGACAAGGACGCGTTGACAGACGACGCACAAGCGGGTATTCTCCCGCTGGAGTTTCTACAAGCTGGATGGGGTCTTAGTCATGGTAGCCAAAAAAGGCTTGTATAGCAACATTCACGCTAAACAGGCCCGCATTGCCGCTGGATCAGGCGAGAAAATGCGTAAGCCCGGTACTAAGGGCGCACCCACCGCCAAGGCTTTCAAAGAAAGCGCCAAAACAGCCAAACCAGCTAAGAAGGGTAAGTAAATGCCAGCCAAAAAACCAACTATGCGTGAGAATATTTCGTCACGCCCGACCGACAGTTCTGGTCGCCGCGCAACAGATGCAGACCTTGGCATAGGCCCCGGCGTTGCTGCCATCCGCAGGGCAGCCGCTAAAGAAATCATGAGGCGCGAAGGCACAACAAGCCCAGCCGGCGGACGCGCTGCTGCTGGGGCTGGTGCCGCCGCTGCAAGCGCGGCTGCTGCTCTCGCGGCGTCAAAAATTAAACCCATGCCAAAAATTAAACCTACGCCAGCACCTAAAATGTCGAAACCTGTACAAGTCATTCGCACGACCCAAATGTACAAGCCAACGCCAACGGCAAAGAAACGCTAAAGTGCCTCTGGTCAAGTCGCCCAGCAAAGCCGCGTTTCGCAAGAACATCAAGGCTGAGGTAAACGCCGGAAAACCTGTCAAACAGGCCGTTGCAATCGCGTACAGCGTAAAACGCGAAGCCGCTAAAAAAGGTAAAAAGTAACCACAATGGCTGATCCGACAGGTATTAACAAAGTAGGCGACGTAGCTGACATCGGTAGCGATCCAGCGAACACCCGCGGTGACCCTGATACAATGGCAACTATGCGCCATCGTATGCAGATGGGTATGGCGGCGCTGTCGGACAGCCGAGAAGATGAACTAGACGATCTACGGTTTATGGCCGGCAGCCCTGACAACCAGTGGCAGTGGCCAGCCGACGTGTTGGCGACCCGCGGAGCGGTGCAGGGCCAGACGATCAACGCACGGCCATGCTTGACAATCAACAAACTGCCGCAGCACGTCCGTCAGGTGACGAACGAGCAACGCCAGAACCGCCCAGCAGGTAAAGTAATACCCGTCGATGACACGGCTGACGTTGAAGTCGCAGCTATCTTTGACGGCGTCGTGCGGCACATCGAATATATGTCCGACGCTGATGTCGCCTACGACACAGCTTGCGACAATCAGGTAACGTATGGTGAAGGTTACATCCGTCTAATTACAGAATATTGTAACGAAGAAACCTTCGACCAAGACGTTCGTATTATGCGCGTCCGCAACTCGTTTTCAGTTTACATGGACCCAACGATCCAAGACCCATGCGGTTCTGACGCTGAATGGTGTTTTGTCACGCAGGACATGACCAAAGAAGAGTATGAGCGCACGTTCCCAGACGCGTCGCCTATTTCGTCAATCATGTCCACCGCTGTTGGCGATGAAAGCCTGTCCGCATGGCTTGACGAAGACACTGTCCGCATCGCGGAGTATTTTTACTACAAACGCAAGCGTGAAACGCTGAATTTGTACCCTGATAACGTATCTGCGTTCAAAAACACCGACATGGATAAGCAACTGCGCGCCATGTACGGCAAACCTGTCCGCACACGCGAAGTAGACCGCAAAAAAGTCATGTGGATGAAGACCAATGGCTATGATGTGCTTGACGAACGCGAGTGGCCCGGTAGCTGGATACCTGTCGTGCGCGTCGTGGGTAACGAATTTGAGGTACAAGGCCAGATTTACGTATCGGGTCTGGTCCGCAACGCCAAAGACGCGCAGCGTATGTACAACTATTGGACCAGCCAAGAGGCAGAAATGCTTGCGCTGGCTCCAAAAGCGCCATTTATTGCATATGGCGGCCAATTTGAAGGCTACGAGAACCAGTGGAAGACTGCCAACACGACCAACTGGCCGTATTTGGAAGTCAATCCAGACGTCACAGACGGCGCTGGGAACGTATTACCGCTTCCGCAGCGTGCAGCACCCCCGCTGCCGCAAACAGGGCTCATACAGGCTAAAATGGGCGCTGGTGAGGACATCAAGTCCACTACCGGCCAGTATGACGCATCGTTGGGCCAGCAAGGCAACGAACGGTCTGCAAAAGCTATCGTCGCACGCGAAAAGCAGGGCGATGTTGGCACGTACCACTATGTAGATAACTTAGCCCGTGCGATCCGTCACATTACCCGCCAGCTTGTCGATATTATCCCTAAGATTTACGACACACAGCGCATTGCACGCATCATAGGCGTTGATGGCGAAGTCAGCATGGTCAAAATGGATCCAATGCAGCCAGAGCCTGTTAAGGAAATCCGCGACCAAAACGGCGGTATAATAGAGAAAATCTACAACCCGTCAATCGGCACATACGACGTTATGGTCACTACTGGCCCCGGCTACATGACGAAGCGTCAAGAAGCGCTTGACGCCATGTCAACGATTCTGCAATCCAACCCGCAGCTTTGGACTGTGGCCGGCGATCTGTTCATCAAGAACATGGATTGGCCCGGCGCGCAGGAAATGGCAGCACGGTTCAAGAAAATCCTTGACCCTAAAGTCTTGGAAGAAGGCGATCAGTCGCCAGAAGTCATGGCTGCCAAGCAACAGATTGAAGCCTTGTCGCAAGAACTTAACCGCGTCTCTGACATCATGGAGAATATCCAAGATAGCGCAGAGCAGCAGAAGATTGCCATCGACAAATACAAGGCTGAAGTGCAGGCTTACGAAGCTGAAACCAAGCGCATCTCTGCGGTACAGAACAGCATGACACCTGAGCAGATTCAGGATATTGTCATGGGTACGATTGCAGGCGCACTGGATACAGGCGATTTGATCGGCGGTTCACCTGAAATGCGCGAAGTACCGCAGATGGACGAACAGATGCAGCAAGCCCCCGAAATGGGCGAGCAACCTGAGATGGGCGAACAGCCTGAAATGCCAATGCAAATGCCAGAACAAGCCCCTGAAGGAATGATGTAATGAGTTGCGCTGATTTTATAGGTACTCTGTTTCTTGCGCGCGATGTGGCTCACTCGACGCACTTGAACACGCGCAGCTTTGCCAAACACTCTGCTTTGAATACGTTTTACGACGAAATCATAGAACTAGCGGACAAATTTGCAGAGGCATATCAAGGAAAATATGGCCTAATTGGCCCTATTTCGCTTATGTCAGCTAAGAAAACCAACAACATTGTCGAGTTTCTTGAAGGTCAAGTAGACGAACTGATGGAAATGCGGTATAAAGTTGTCGATAAGGATTGTACTCCTTTACAAAACATTATCGACGAAATTTTTGGCTTGTATTACAGCACACTATATAAACTTAAATTTCTCGCATAAGGACGCGACATATGGAACTTTTACGCCCTCTTAATGACTCTGCTTTCGGCACGCAAAGCGTAGCGTACACAGGTACTGCTGGTTCTGTAACTGGCTGGCCCGCAGGCCCGCAAGGTGTGTTGGTCTGGTCTACAACTGACGCGTACATTCGCGTAGGTAACAGCGTCACAGCTACATCGGCTGACACACCGCTGCCAGCCGGCGTACCTGTACCAATTTACGTACCACAATCAGGTGGCGACGCTACGGGCGGCTCATGGCGCGTTAGCGCAATCCAGATCAGCGCAGGCGGCACTTTGTACGCAAAGCCGATCAACATCAGATGAGTTTTGGTATTCCTGTCCGTAATGGTTTGGGTGTTGGGCTATTAGCTTCGACATTTCTGTCGTCTTTGCGGATTGGCGGTCGGCCTGCTTTGTTTTTAAATTTTGTTAACACAACCGCGCTGGACAGCCGCATTACGTTTACGCGCACGACTACTGCAACCGTCACAGGCAGTAACGGCGCTATCCAAAGTTCTGCAATCAACGAACCCCGTTTTGATTACGATCCAGTTACGCTGGCATCAAGGGGTTTGCTGATTGAAGAACAGCGCATAAACTTGCTGCTTAACAGTCTTATTGACGGAACATCTTTGTCAACGCAGAGCGTCACGGTAGCGGCAGTTGCCCATACAATAAGTTTTTATGGTACGGGGACAATTACGTTGACGGGCGCGTCTGTTGCGACCGTAACAGGAACCGGCGTATACCCTAATCGTCGAACGCTAACTTTTACACCTATTGTGGGTATATTGGTTTGCACGGTAACAGGTTCAGTTCAATACGCGCAGCTTGAAGCAGGAGGGTTTGCAACCAGTTTCATTCCAACAGCGGGATCAGCGGGAACTCGCGCACCAGACGTAGCGCAGATCACTGGTACGAACTTCTCTAGCTGGTATAACCAGACTGAAGGAACGATTATAGCCAGTGCATCCACATTCTCCAACGCTGCTACGGATAAGTTTATTACTAATATTAATAATAACGGTTTTCCTAATCGCATTTTGATGAACTTTACCGCAACTCCTGTTTTTTCAGCATCACTTGTCTCTAACAGCGTCAGTCAAGTTTCGGGGACAAACGGCACAACAATAGCCCTGAACACACCCGTAAAAATGGGTTTTGCTACGATAGTAAATAACTTTGCTTTTTCACGAAGTGGCCTTGCACCAACGACTGATAATTTGGGCGTTATGCCGGTTACCGTTGACCGTCTTTGGATTGGTTCCGCGGTTTCAAGTGCTTTTTTGAATGGACATATGCGTTCTGTCACATACTACAACACACGCTTGCCAAACGCCACATTGCAGGCGCTTACAGTATGACCTATTACACTAACAAAAGGGCTTAAAAATGCCTACAGTTTATCTTTCACCTTTAGGCGGCGCAGCTAGTCAGTTTTTTGACAGCAACGGTGTTATTTTGTCCGGCGGCAAGCTGTATACTTACGCTGCTGGCACAACTACGCCGCAAACATCCTACACTAGTTCATCTGGCGCTACACCCCACGCGAACCCTATTATTCTGGACAGCGCAGGGCGTGTACCCGGCGGCGAAATATGGTTGACTAAAGGTTTGGCTTACAAATTTGGAGTTGAAACGTCTACGTCAATACTGATTGGCACATATGATAATATTACAGGAATAAACGACCTGTCTGGTGTAACACCTATCATATACAACGCAAACGGTAACGGATCACAAGTGGCTTTTTCATTGGCTACTGCGCCTATATCTGAAAACACTACTAACGCGTACATTAACGGTGTCTATCAACAAAAAAATACTTACAGCGTCGCGGGCGTGGCGGTTACTTTTTCAGAAGCCCCACCTCTTTCATCCACTGTTGAAATAAATTATTTTTAAGGGATCGTCATGGCACTTACTAAAGCCACCTATTCGATGATTAAGAGCGCGCCAAGCAACGTCGTGGATTTGGGCGCTGATAGCACTGGTGTGGGCGACAGCCTTTCCGCGTTTCAAATCGCCGGAGCAAGTGCAAGCAGCGTGTATATTCCTGACGGCACGTTTTCTATTTCTGCAAACATACCTTTGACGGTCGCGAAATCCTTCACCGGAAACGGAAAGAAAACACTTGTCCAGACCACGGCTGGTTTTGGCGCTACGCCCATATTTACATTGTCTCCGCCAGCATCAACCGATCCAAAAAACTGGCGCGTTTCTGATTTTGGCATCACCAATGCAGGGTCAGCTACATCCGTATTCAAAATTGATCTTGATGTGGCAAACAAATACGTCAGCAAACTTACTCTCAAGCGCATTATATCTAATGCAGCGGTTTCCACAGGTCGTTTCGTCGAATTGTCAAACGCTATCCCCAATCTTGACGGATTGTTTACCTCAGTTTTTGAGGACAACTGGTCTTACGGCGGATATTATTTAGATAATGTTGGCGACAGTGTTGTGCTTAACCGCAACACAACCACTGGTTCTGGCGTAGGTTATTATGTCAATCAACTAGGCACTGCTGCCAATATTGCAATCCGTGATGGTAACTGCACATCCGCTGGCGGTGGGCTAAACCAAGTTAAGGGCGCAAACCTTATCTTTGAAGGTATGCAAGTAGAATGCCCATCAGCATTTACTGGATCAAACAATGCTGCGGTGAGCGTTTATCGTCCTTCAGGTGGCTCCATCTATAACACCAAAATTCTGAACAACAGCATCAACACGCAAGGCAATCCGCTGTACTGCGTATATCTAAATTTTGCTGTGCAGACCATAATTGATGGAAATGAACTATATTGCGATACGGCCACCGGCGCGCATATATTTATTGATACTGATGCGCGGGACACAATAATTGGAAACAACAAATATTACAGCCGTACAACTGGTCTGGAAGTCTTACCTATCA